CAGTAACAATAGGTTCTGCAGGTATATCTGAAGCAGAACTAGAGATACTAGATGGTGCTACAGTTACTACAGATGAATTAAATATACTTGATGGTGTAACTGCTACTACTGCCGAACTTAATATTATGGATGGTGTTACTGCAACTACTGCAGAATTAAACATCATGGATGGGGATACAAGTGCTACATCTACTACAGTAGCAGATGCAGATAGAGTTGTACTAAACGATAATGGCACAATGAAGCAAGTAGCAGTCACAGACTTAGCTGCTTACTTTGACGATGAAATAACTGCAATGCCTAATCTTGTAACTACTGCTGCTACAACAGTAGGTGCATTAAATAGTGGTTCTATTACAAGTGGCTTTGGTAATATTGATACAGGCTCATCTACGATAACAACTACAGGTTTAATCACAGGTGGTTCTTTAGATATAGATGATGTTGTTATAAATGGAACAACTATAGGTCACACAGATGATACAGACCTAATAACATTAGCAGATGGCTCTGTAACTATAGCAGGTGACTTAACAATCTCAGGTGATGATTTGACTATGGGTACTAATACTAGTGGTCACATCATGGTTGCAGACGGAACTAACTTTAATCCTGTAGCAGTATCAGGTGATGTTACTATAGCATCTAATGGTGCAGTCACTATTGCAAATGGTGCAGTAGAAACTGCAATGGTAAATGCAAATGTTATTAGTGGACAATCTGCAGAGACATCTTTAGATACATCTAATGATACATTACTTCTACATGACGCAAGTGCTAGTGGACTAAAAAAGATTACACTTGCAACATTATCATCAGGACTTGGTGGTATTACAGATGTTGTAGCAGATACATCTCCACAACTAGGTGGTGACTTAGATGTAAATGGTAATGGTATAGTATCTACATCTAATGGTAATATTGCACTTACACCAAACGGAACAGGTGTCGTAAGAATAGATGGCTCTAATGGTATTGATATACAGTCAGGTTCTATATCTATTAAGAACTCAGGAACTCAATCTTATGTAGATTTTTATTGTGAATCATCAAATGCACACTATGCAAGATTACAAGCTCCTGCACATTCAGCATTCTCAGGAAACATAACATTAACTTTACCTGCTACTACAGATACAATCACAGGCATAGCAGCCACACAGACACTAACAAATAAAACATTAACAAGTCCAAAGATAAACGAAGATGTAGCAGTAACTGCAACTGCAACAGAGATAAACCTTTTAGATGGAGTGACATCTACAACTTCAGAACTTAATATATTAGATGGTGTTACATCAACTGCTTCAGAGTTAAACTTAGTTGATGGTTCATCTGCAGGTACAATAGTAAATAGCAAAGCAGTTATATATGGTTCTAGTGGTGAAGTAAATGCTACTACATTACAGATAGCAGGAACTTCTATTACATCAACTGCTGCTGAATTAAATATCATGGATGGTGATACGTCTGCTACTTCTACAACATTAGCTGATGCAGACAGAGTGGTAACAAACGACAATGGTACAATGAAACAGGTAGCATTGACAGATGTTAAAACATATTTATCTAGTGCAGGTTTTACTACGGATGACCCAACTGCATTAGCGATTGCCCTCGGTTAATTTTACTTGACAAATTAGGCAAAACCGAGTATAATTATATAAGGAAAAAAACAAATGGCAAATACATTTAGAGTAGTCACATTCGCTGCCGAGCCAAACAGTGCAGGTTCTCCGTATACAATATATACAGTTCCAAGTAGTACAACTACAGTAGTGATTGGACTTATACTTACAAACATACATACATCTCAAGTAACCACAGAAGTAGAGCTTGTATCTACTACATCAGGTGGGGGTAGAGCAGCAACCAACGGAACATCGTTCTTAGTCAAAGATGCACCCATACCTGTAGGTTCATCACTAGAACTGTTGACAGGTGGTAAAGTCATACTTGAAACAGGAGACTTACTAAGAGTAGACTGCTCTGTAGCAGACAAACTAAGTGGCACACTAAGTATCATGGAGATAACATAATATGGCATACATTGGCAACAACGTACCTGCTAACTTCCAAGCTCCACCTGCAGTCGTAAGATTTAGTGGTGATGGTTCTGATACAACCTTTGCACTTGGAAGAACAATAGGTTCAGTACAAGAGATACTTGTAAGTGTTGATGGTGTTGTCCAAGATAGTGCAGCTTACACTGTGCCTGATGGCTCAACATTGACATTCACTGCTGCACCTTCAAGTGGCACAAACAATATCTTTGTGTACTTTCTTGAGTTGGCTGCAGGAACAATTACACCTACAAATGAGTTTAAGGGTAACTTTAAGAATGGTGGTATGTTCAGAACAAACGCACAAGCGTTAGACACAAACATAACAATACTTGCCACAGAAAATGCACAAGTAACAGGAACACTCACTGTAAACAGTGGTATTACATTGACCATTAATGATGGTGGAAGGTTGGTGGTATCGTGAGTACAATTAAAGTAGATACATATTTGACTCGTGGTGGTGCATCAGAGATAGCTATTGATAAGTTAAAGGGTGCGTCAAGTGCAGGTTCAATGACTGTTGTCGGAGAAGGTGGTTCAACTACTACTAACTTACAGCAAGGTTTGGTTAAAGTTTGGTCTTGTGTGGAACAAGGAACAACTGCCTTTGATGACAGTTTTAATTGTAGTGGAATTACAGATGTAGCAACTGGTAGATTTACTCCTGCGTTTTCAAATAATATGAATAATGCTTTGTATTCATTGACAGGTTGTTGTGATGCTAATGGTGCAGTTGCAGTATATGGTAGTAAAACATCAAGTTCCATACAATTACAAACTGGGGATGCTCTTGGTTCGTCTGGTTTATCAGATTATGATAATGCATCAAGTGCAATAAATGGAGACTTAGCATGAGTGAAATAAGAGCAGATAAACTACACAATGCTTCAGGCGATAATGACAGTGGAATTGATTTATCTACTAACGACCAAGTAGATATTAAGATAGCAGATAGTGTTAAAGCTAGGGTAGATTCTAGTGGTAATGTTAGTCTTGGTACAACTAGTATTACAACTGGAACACTTGGCACATCAAATAAATTTTTAGAGGTTGGTGCAGGAACAGCAGACGGTTCAGGAACACTAGTTTTATCTCGTGATACGAGTTCTAATGGCGTAGAGATGGGTGCTG